CCTGTTCATTATCTAATATTGTTTATCTTATCAAAAGCCATATCAAACTCAATAGAGTAATTTACTAACTTATCATTGACGTGAGTTTTATATTGTATTGACTGTGTTTTAGCTTTTAATGGTAATACAAGTTCCTCTGTGTCTGTTAATCTTGTCATCCATATTTGTTCCGATAGCATTAACTGACTTATAACTTCGTTGTATGATTGATGTATGTAACCTGTGTTCATCACAATGCTCTCATTTCCCATTGATGACAATGTTCTTATTTGATGTGCATTTGTATTGTATGTTAGATTAGACAAATCAATAACAGAGGTATTGTACGAGTCTGATTTTATATTTATTGATCCAATACTTTTTTTATCAAACCAAATATCTTGCAATGCTCCAAACTTATTAACAAATGTAACTTTGATTGGTTCATATTTTGAACATTGAAGTGTATTAACTTTTATTATATCTGTTCCTTCGTCTGTTTCAACCCAAACCTCATCAAACGCACCAATGTCAAAAGAATTTAAAAATGTTTGTAAACATACGCTATCCTCAAATATTCCTCCGTCCTCAAATACCCTTTCTTTGTAAGTGGCATAATCTGAACTTCCATTGCTTGAAATATATTGAATTTTTTGGTTTGTGTTTCCATTATCGGTTATGGTTTGAGTTCTAACAAGTTCTCCGTCATTGTAGAAAGTAACATTATTAACCCCCTCTGCAAATATTGGTATGTTTACACTTGCATCCTCTGTACGATATATAATAAAATTGGATTGAAATAACCCTCTGCTTGGTTCTGGATTTATTCCCTCTTCAAAATAACCATATCCCTCTGTCGCAATAAATTGATTAGAATTATCTGGTGTTATTGTTGGCGATGTTATAGTTCCTCCAGTTTGATTGGTTGCCGTTATTACTGCATCCACCCAAACACAAAAACTATCGTACTCTCCATTATATTGAACCTCAATGTAATCCCTTATGAGTTCGCTTATCTCAAAAACAATATAGTTATTTGTTCCAATCGTTGATTTTGTAATGGTATATTTTAAATCAGTTGAAGTTGGTACGGCTTTATATGCACCCTCATAAATATATAATTCTATTGTAGCATAAGACAAATTTGTATCTGACACCTTTATAAAAAATGGACTTCGTGCATTTATAATTCTACTCATTTTTGTTGTTTTTGTTTCTTGTAAAACTCTTCTCTTATTTCATCTGCCAAATCCATTGCTAACGCAATAGCGACCTTTTTAGGAAGTTTCTTTTTTGAAACATTAAAAGGGTTAGTAAAAAATAACGAGGGCTTTATACCCCTGTTATAAATGTTCCCTGCTATAATTCTCCCAATGGTTTGGTAACTTCCTTTTTTAAATCTTCCCTTTTCGTCTCTTAATCTGTAACCCTTTCGTTTTGCCCAATCTCCAACACTACTTGCAAACTCATCAAAACTCCCTCTAAATGTTCCCTTTCCAAATCTATAAGGAGACAAAGGTGCTTGTTGTCCTCTTATTGCTTTTTTGCCTCCAATTACTTTGCTTGGATCTTTACCTTTGACTCCCTTGTCTACAAAGTTTCCATACTTTCCTAAATCAAAAATAATAAAGGAAATATTTTCGCTAACTATCGTCTTGTAACTTAAACCTGCATAGAGCCGTTTAGTATCTGTTTTCTTTTGTCTTGTAAGGTTAGACCTCGATTTTGAAATTACATTCCTGCCAAAGTCATTTAAAGCCTTATTAAGATGTTTTAAGTAAGACATCTGTTTATGTTGTTTCGTGTTTCCACTTGAAATGTGAATGCCCAACCTGCAACCAAATTCTCAAATCTGTCTTTGAACGGCTCTGCCGTAACCGTTTCCCTCATTATTCTTGTATTGCCATTATTTAAAGCACCAGAATTAAACTCGTCTGTAATATGGTTTCCTGCATTTAACATAGTATTCAAAACATACATTTCGTTGTCTGTTGAATATATTGTCGGCTCCTCATCTGTTTTATCATTATGTACTATATCCATAAACAAAACAGTAATATTGTAGGTAATGATCGTGCTACTAAATTGTGCCGTATTAACTATTGTATGCGCCAAAGGAAAAATGGTTTGTTTGTTTAAATCAACCTCCGAAATATCCCCAACAGTAAAAGTGTTTATGTTCTTATTGGACAAAGCCGTATCTCGCAATATTTCTATTACATCAATATAACTCCTTGCTCCTTGATATTCATTTACTGCCATTACTTAAATTTTTTCTTTATATTATCCTCCTCAATCATTGCTTTGTCTTTTTTAAATGCTAACATTGTTAAACAGAAATTAACATTTAATTTTGTTATCTCTTCAAATTTCGTAATGTCTCCATTACAGAGCGTGTAGATTGACTCATAGTAACCCCATTTTCTGCTAAATCCTGCCGTAGAAGTCGTTGTATTTCCTTGTCCTCCTCCGTCTCCAAAAAGTTCATCATAACGTTCGTGCAGTCGATCCCTAAATCCCAAAAAAAAACAATACTACTAACAACCGCACTCAACGGCATATTAAGCATTGCATCGTGGAATAAATCCCCTCTGTATTCGTCAATTATATATTTGCCTTTATGTTCCTTGACTATTGGTCTGTACAAAACTGCCATTGCTTTTTCGATATTATTTATATCGTGAATGTAGGTATCCAAATCCACAAACTCTCCGTATGTCATATCCTCCAAATCTGGTATAAAACCAAACGTGCTATCTCCCATTTTAAATTTAGTAACTAACTTCGGTTGTTGGATTAATACATCTGTAATCTTTGAAACGATCCTCTCAAAATCAGTTAATCGCATCTTGTTAGCATATTCATAAGATATGCCACAAAATATCTCCACCATTTTAAGGTAAATAAACCTCTCACTATTAACATCATTTTTATTAGCATCAAGTATTTTTTCGTACTCTTTATATTGCTTTAATGTGATGTCATCTAAACTGTCTGGTATGTTAATTTCTAATTCCATAATTGTATAACGATATTTTAAAAATTTTTTAAATCTAATGTACAAAAAAAGGGTTACATTTCTGCAACCCCTCTTCAATTAAAAACAAAACTAATCTACTTGGTAATAAATTATGTGTATATATTTTTTATCCATTTTCTTTTTTTAATTGTTGGTATTCTTTTGATTGCATTGCTCTCGAATGCCCATACCATTCAAATAATATATGTAACCTATCTTTTTTTAATTCGGTAATATCCAATTCCTGTAATAACATCCGGAACTCTAAATCGTACTCCTTTGATCTTTTAAGGTGTTTTTCGTATCTCTCTAATGTTGTCATCTTATATTGTTTATGTAACTAATTATTCTGTCCCTCTCATCTCTCAACCCAGACAATGCTATCGACCTGGGTGTGTAAGCGACCATTAAATCAATTTGTTTATTAATTTCTTTTAACTCGTCCTTTAAATCATCTAATTGTGTTCTCATTGTTTTAAATTTTCTATTTCTTGTAATAACTTCTCTATGTAAACTGTTGCGTCCATTAACTCCTCCTGCAGATGTTTGAGCCAATCGAACAAAGATAGGTCGCCTCGCTCCATAGTAACTCCGTACTTATTTTTGCCTATCTCTGCCCTCTCGTTAATACGATCAATTACTCTCTGTTCAATCTTGCTCATTAATTTGTTCTAAAAATATAATAATTCTCTTCTCCAAATTCATACTCTAACTCTGATCCGTCATAGCTTGAAAAGTGGTGTCCATATCCGTCAGCATCTAAACAATTTTGTGCCGTCTTCTCCCAATCCAACTCAATCCACCAATGTTTGTCTAAATCAGTACCACCCAAGTAACACTCCTCAACTGTCTGTTGTATCTCCTCAACAAAGATATCCCAAATAGTATCTGCATTAATTACTCTGTACTCGTTTCCGTCAATCTCAATGTAAAAATCATTTTCTGAATTAAGTTGATCCTCAAACTCCCTAACATCTTCTCTATTAATATCAAGTTCCAACTCTTTACTTATAAACTCTAAAATTTGTCTTTTAATTGTTTTCATTATTTTGTCTTTTAAATTAAAGGGGTTTTTACACCCCTGTTTGTTTTATTATACTTCCCAATATGTTGTTGATGTTCTTATTTCGTTTACAAGGCTTACAATTCCTTTTTTCATTCCCCACTTCATTTGAGATTGAGCGTTTTTTAATTCTTCTGGCTCTGGTGTTATAAAGTGTTTAACTTCTTCTTTTAATATGTAAAATCTTGGTGTCATAATGTTTTGTTTTTAAGTTTCTAATTAATTACAATACAAAGATATAAAAAAAATTTAATAAAACAAGCATAAAGCAAAAAAAAATTAAAAAAAATTTTACTAACGTATTGCGTAAGTACCATATTTAGGTCTGCCTAACTTATTGACAACAGAATAACGCAACGCATCAAGCGAGTGATTAAAGGCATCGATTGGTTTATTTGTTAATTGTCCATTCTTATCCTCAATGTATTTATAGTTCCTCAACTCTTTAATCATATTAATACTATCCTCTGTAACGTGAAGTTTATATCTACGTATCATATCAATGGACAAATTAATAGCACCCTTGTATGTTTTCTTTGCATTGAAACCCATTCTAAATAGTTCCTCAATACTCTTCGGCTCTGCACTATCACACCAAATCTCATCCCTACGATCCAATCCTAACCTCTGCAACTCTCTTCCAATATCTTGGTTTGTCATTCCTGTTCGGTAGATCAACTCTCTTGCATACATATTATCGCCCTCGATGTATGTTTCTACTAATGCCGTACTGTCATTACTAAATCCAAAATCAAGCCCTCTGCCGATTAATTTTGCGTTGGGTGGTATATTGGGTACAGTATTGAAATTAAACACCAGAGCACGACTCTTTCCACGCTCTCCCAAGCCATAAACTCTCCAATAGTTCTCATCTATATTTTTTAATCTCTCAATCTCTTCAATTAAAGTTGGCTCCAGGAACGGATTGTCCTTGTATGTAGTTTGGTAAAACTCTACGTCATCCCTTGTTAATACCTTGTCATATATCCAATGGTACTCTTCACTTGGA